AAGCTCTTGGCTGCGACTTTGCTTCTGGCGGAGTAACTCGAAGAATCCGCCGATACATGTTCCAAGAAAGAAATGCCTTTGAGAGCCCCCTTCTAAAGCAGGGCTACATGGGGAACGTCTTCTTCATCATTGAGGGGAATAATATTCGGTTCATACCTGAATCACCACCTGCCGGAACGGTCACTTTGTGGTACATCCCAGAGCCTCAGAAGTTTGATCCTCTTAGTACAGGCGATGAGCTTACCGCCATTGATAAGGCTCTAGCCAATGGTTTCGAGAGATTCATCATTCTGGATGCAGCCATTAAGATGCTCCAGAAAGAGGAATCGGACACTCAGATTTTGGTAGCAGAGAGAGAGGGTGTTAGAGCGAGGCTGATGTTGGCAGCCAAGGACCGGACGCCAGGAGAGAGTCGAGCAATAGCAGATGTTAAAGTAGGGACAGGCGTTCGTGATTACATAAACTGGATCTAGGATGAGATATGGCGTTTCGGGGATTTACAGAGGCAAAGCACAACGATGGGGCTTTGAATGATCTCGAAACGAGACTTAAGAATACCTTTAACCAGGTAAAGAACAGTAGAATCTTGGGCGGAAGCCTTCTGTCTGGCGTTAAGCTGAAATCAACGGCGCACGCATCCAATCACCCTGTTTCGGGCGTCGGAATGACTACCTTTACGGTTGTTGACTGGACCATAATACCAGTGGGCTTAGATGTAAGACTCGGCACGCAGCTTACAAGCATAACAAGGGAGAATGTAACATCATCGCCAACAGCCTATGATTGGACTGCCGCGACAAGTAATGATGCAACAGCAGAGTCTCTTGCGGATGCCTTTAGGGAGGGGTTTGGTGATGTTCTGGCGGGTCTCCGTGTTACATACGTCAGCCCAGCA